ATACTGAATAGCACGGCGAAAGCCAACGTCAGAGAAAGCACCAATGTCACCAGTGCCGTCAGCATCGTAGGCTTCCAGAACACCAGTGGAGGTGTTGAACTGGAACGAACGGCTATGCACGTAGGACGAACCATCACCGTTACCAAGAGCTTTCACCAAAGCCCACAGGTCATTATCAACCTGGAGAGCCATAGCGTAGCCAGCGTCATCGGTGTAGTGCTTACGCAGCGAGGGCAGAGCTTGCACTTCAACGATGTCTTCGATGAGGTAGGACACTTCCTTGTGCTTGTCCAGGTTCACAGTGATGCTAGACTGAGACAAGTTCTGCAACGTGACGGCAGTGTTCTCAGCTTTCGTCTGAGCAGCCAAACCACGAGCAGGGTTGGGGATAATCAACGCATCGCCCTTCTTGCCTTTGAAACTCATCTTGCGAACAAACTGAGCCAAGACCAGATTCTTTTTGTAAGAAGCGATAATCTCATCACTCCACAGATCGGGCAAAAAGTTGGAAGCTTCGGTGAGGCCAGCGGCTCCACCTTGTGCGGGATAAACAGAAGTTGCCATGTTAAATTCCTTTCAAAATTATTTTACACGACCCTCCGCATATGCAGCCATAATTTCAGGTTGTAAGGCCATATAGCGGTCAGGATCTTTACGCATCAGATCGACAATATCGGAACGCCTGTAAATTTTCTTGCCTTGAGGCTCACCGCTTCCACGAGTTGCACCAGTTGACGCTTGCTTAATCTGAGCTTTCCGATCAGCTTGTTGAATGGTAGTTGTATTCTTCAACATGTCTTGGCGTTCTTTCCAAGTAGTGAACAATTCATCTGCCGCTTCAAAGTCATAACGCTGGTCTGCACGATTAAGAAGTTCGCTACGCACCTTGCTCTTTGCAACCCATTCTTTAAACTCATCATTCTGTACAATGTCTGAGAAATCAGGGTGTGCCTTTTGAAGGGCCATTAGCGCACGTTCTTTTGATAGTTCCGCATTAAGACGTTCAGCCTCAATAAGCTTAGGATGCTTTGCTAAACGAGCATCGATGGCTTTCTCTGGATCAGTGAAAAAATCTACATCTTCCTCTTTTGGGGCTTCTTTGACTACCGTCTGTTGTTTGATGAAATCATCTACAACTCGTCTGAGTTCTCCGACTTCTTGACTGTGGCGACCCATCAGCTTCTCAGCTTCTTGGTGCATACGAATCAAGTCTTTTGCACTCTTACCCCGATAGCGTTCGGGAATATCGTCTTCAGGAGGTGTCTGCTGTTGAGGTTCCTGATCATCTTGAATGTTCTGAGTGTCTTCGTCAGTCTCAGGGGTATCGTCAATAAATGTAGCCATATTTGTTTCTCCGTGCTAAAAGCATTATGGAAGGAATGTAACTTTGGCTCTTACGAGCTGTTACGCTTTTGTTCGACTTTAAGTTGCTCGGCGTGTTTCTTATCCCATTTCATAGCAGCCCCTGGGAAATCGCCTGTGACACCTTCCAAGAATACTCTTGGTGTGCTCATCTGCCTTAAAGCCTTTTCACCGCACATACATTCAGTTGTCTCTGTAACTTCAGAGGTGAACATTTCTGTACGGTGACCATTAGGACAAAGATAATCAAACACTCTCAACATGTGCCAAATCCTCATAAGCTGCCTTAGCAGCATTCTCGTAGTTGACAATGAAGGACAGCGTTTGAACTTGTCCCTTTCTTAACCAAAACTCTTCTGCCGTGTTGATGCTCTGGGTGTCATTAAGAGTTTTAAGACTATTGTCCATATCCTCTTGAAACTTTTTCCAGCCATCGGTGGTGAACAAGTTCAGTAAAGATTCGTAATATTCTTGAAGTTTAAGGTCCAAACATTTCTCCTTTTTGGATGTAAGACACCTACATTATAACACAAAAGTTTTAATTTGTCAAGTGGATTGTTGCATTTGCTGCGCCACAATTGCTTCCTTAGAGGCAATCTCCCGCTCTTTCAACACCAACTCAGCAATCTTAGCCCTGCGCTGGAACTCCATATCGTCCTGCTGTCCAGGCTTGATGTTAGCGGAGATGGCTCGGAGCCTATCGTTCTCCACCTTGGCAGGAACTGCCTGGGCTTCCAAAGCCAGCTTCTGAGCACGGCTCTGGCTTTCGGCTGCTTGGCTCTGAAGGAGCTGCACTTGTGCTTGAAGCTGTGCAAACTGAAGCTGCATCTGTTCTTGCTGTGCTTTCTGTGCTTCAGGGTTGGGCTGAGTGAGCTGCTGGAGCTGCGCCTTGAGTTCTTCCCGATTGGACAGGCTCATATTATCAATCACTGCGCCTACCAACATGGGGTACAGGGGACTATCCTGGCCCAGAGTCTGGAGAAGCTGCACAAGCTGCGTCACTTCATACTCACGGGCAATCACGCCAAGCGAGGAAGAAGGAATAAACTTGTAGTCAGAGGCAGGGAAGTTATCAGGATCATACTGCATATAACGCCACGCCATCTTGGTAATCATTGGCAGCAAGAAACTCTCTTGGAAATTAATCAACGTGCGCTTGTGACGCTTGATGATGGCCCCAAGGCTCATGCTGACAGCACCAGCAGCAGCCTCACCGTTGATGCTGCCAGGAATACCAGCAGCGTCAATGGCTCCAGTTGCCATCTGCACCATCTTCTGAAGCTCTGCCGCCTGGGTGAACGTGTTCTGGTCCAGGTTGCCAAATTTAAACGGCTGCAAAATCTCAGCAGGGTTGCCATTGGTTAGCACAGTTTTCCCAGGACGTACTTCCAGCCGTGCGCCACGAGGCATACGGGTGGCATCCATAGCAATCATCGGATGAACCGTCAAAGCTAGGGCATCGATACGGGCACGTAGCTCTGCATCCAAAGCTTTCTGGCTGTTATAGCCCTTCTCGCACACACCACGGCCCCAGAAACGTCCAGGAACCACATCCCAAGGGAAGGATACCAGGGGACGGTCCTGCATCATGTAGGGATTGGCTTCAACCTTCAACAAACTTCCCTCATTGCCAATGACAATGATGGCTTCTGTGTACTCAGGTTCGCTCTTATCTTCTTTTTCATCGTCTGAAGGCTCTGTGTAGCCTTCTTCCGTAGCAGCACGGAACAAATCAGTAGGCACAAGACCATAATACTTGGTGAGACGAACCCTATCGTCCTGATAAATCACCAAATCCTGGTCAGGTTCTAGGTCTTGATCAGGAGCAGCCGCAGATAAATCACATTCACGGTAGATGCCGCTCTCCATGTTCATCTCAACTTGGTGCATCGGAACATATTCGTCAATTGCAACACCCAAAGCCTCCTCAATAGAGGTGGCAACAGGGTCAATTAGGAAGTTCTGGGGTAGAATAGGACGCAAACGCACCACAGTGCGGGGCTTAACTTGCACTCCAACAGCCATCATGGCCCCATCTAGCACAGGTTGAGTGGATGGAACAAGGTCTTCCACCTCATCCAACACAATTTCAGCGCAGCCAGTACCGTAAATGGCAGAGTTGAGCAGACATTCTGCCACTGCCTTGCGTACTTTGGTGAACTTAAACTCTTCATCAAGGCATTCACGCATATAAGCAACGTCTTTATTGTCCTTATCTTTGTGATCATCCTTAATATCGAACCACTTTCCACGACCAAAGGTGGCTTCTTCCACCTCAGCAACGCTGCTTTCCACTGCTTGCTGCAAAGCAGGAGCAATGAGACGGCTACGTTCGCTCTCACGGGTCTTATCAGCAGCGTCCCACTGACCACGCCATAGGCGATAGTATTCTTCAAACTTCTCTTGATGATTGGAAATGTAATGATCACGCCATTTGTTGGCTTTGTCCATCACCCAACCAACCAAATCCTTTTCGTTAAACTTATCAGATTCTTCCATCATCACTCCAATTCATTTTTCATATCAGCATATTCTTGATCAGAATACACAGGACCACCAAGTTCCTGGCTATCGCAGGTTCTGGTAGGAGAACAAGTAATGTCGTACAAAATACACCAAGCAACTGGCTTGCTTTCAATATCAGCCAGTGGAGGATCATTAGGAACCATTGATGTCTTAAAGTTTTTCATTGGCCCTTCATTGATACATTTCTGAATAGAAGGAGTTTCAATGTAGTGTTCGCAGTTGGCGCACAAACGTCCACGAGCATCGCCCTCTGTAACTCCCCATTTCTTGGCTTTGTCTTGCCAAAAAGCAGTGTTCTTTTCTCTAGGGTCAGCAGGACCAAGACCATGTTCTTTCATTGTTTTAACATGGTTACGAATATTTTGTGAGGTGCTCCTAAGAGCCAGAGGACATTCCATTACCATTTCACCTTATCAGCCCAGTAGGCAGCACTCATTTTTCCTTTTGCAATGTTAGCAGCATGACGAGCTTTAAAAGCTTTATTTCGTGCAGAGCCGTCAGGGCTACCAACAACACCCTGCTGACCAAAGCGAATGGTTTTAACCTTATCGCCTTCCTTAGCCACGACAACATGGCTCTTGGTTGGATGTGAAGGAGTACGCTTGGGCTTGTTATAGCCACTCACTCCTGCTCGTTCAAGTCTTGAGTCTTTCATTAATACCCCACTAAAGAGTCCATAGGTTCCCAATTGTCTTCTTCAAACTCAGCAACATAGCTTTGCTTGCTCAACTGATCAATGTAGCTCAACGCATCAGGCAAGTCATCATGCACCAGATGATTGGGAAACTGAAACAACTGATCAAGGAATTGAGTGTTCCAGTCACCCTTGTTCAGTTTAATCTGTCCATGCTCAAAGCGTCCTTGCAAGCTCCAGACAATACGATCTGTCTTCTTCTTGTTCCCGTGTGTCAGCTCATCAATGCGGAAGTATGTTCCAGTTCTACGCATCATGTCAGACAGAGGAAGCATCACTGCTTGCTTGGCAATTCCTCGTTCAATGCCTACAGCTAAAGGTTCATATTTTTTAACTGTATTAAAAATCTTCTGTGCTGTCTCTTCAACAGTCCACCTGCCGTGGATAATTTCTTTAACCCACCAGCCCTTGTCATTTGTCTTTACAACAGCAATGGCACTCTCGTCAAGCTTCTTGCTCTTGCTGCTCTTGTTTTCATCAGCAAAGCCAGCCAAGTCAATTGCAATGAAGTAGTCCCCATCAGGTTCTTCTTCATCAAACACAATCCACTCTTCTTTAAACAGCTCGCCGCCCTGTGCCTCAAAGCTTGCCATGAATTCCTGTCGGAAGGCAAAGCTGCTCATGCTTTTCTTGGCTGTCTCAATTTCATTAGGATCGATGAGAGGATTGTCATAGCTGGTAAAGTGCCAGCTCTTAAACGTATCGTCCTTGCTGCTCAGTCCATATTGGTACAGCTCATAGAAGTGGTTACGTCCCATTGGAGTGCCAATGAACAAAGCACCACCCTTCTGGTCAGCCAGAGCAGGACGCAAGATTTGCTCCCATACGGCTGGCTTCATGTCTGCATACTCATCCATCACCAAATACTTCAGAGACACACCACGCATTGTCTCAGGACGGTCAGCACCCTTGAGGCTGATGGTGGCTCCGTTCACCAGTTTAATTTGCAAGTTGTTAATGTGGCTTCCCGTAATGACAGGATGACCCACCTCAAGCAACGTCTGCCACATAATGTCCCTGGCCTGTCCCTGCGTAGGAGCAACATAGAACACATGTCCCTTGTTTGCCTGGAGAGCATTGACAATGAGGAGATAGGCAGCTAGGCGACTCTTGCCTGTCCTTCGTCCAGCAGCAACAACCTTAAACCTCACTTTATCTTCCCATACTTCTTGCTGCCAGGGAAGGAGTGAAATATTTAAATTAGTCAAACAACTTCCTTAGATAGTCACGGCCTGTCCTCAAAGGGTTCTCCCACCAAGGAGCCTCTGGAGCAGGAGGAGCAGGAATGTCTTGTGCCCGTTGTACA